TGTTTTACGTTAAGTAAACTAATGCAACACCACACCGCTGAGTACAGATTAGGGCAAAGTTTAAACATTTGATATAGGCTGAAAGTTAGACATGACTGAGTTTGAGAAGGCTGACATTGACGGCGACGGTCAAATCTCTGAGAAAGAGATGGAGATTTATCTTGAGTCTAAGCGACGCGAGATGGAGGACGAAGATGCAAAACGTGATCAGCAGCGCAAGATGGTTTGGTTTGCTCTGTTCGGTATGCTTCTATACCCACTATTCGTGTTTGGTACCGAAGCTCTGGGGTTCAGTAATGCTAGTGGCGTAATCGGCGACATGGCACCTACTTACTTCATGGCTGTATCAGTTGTAGTCGGCGCGTTCTTCGGCGCTGATGCTTACGTGAAAGGTAAAGGTAAGAACGATGAGAAAGAAAAATAACGGTTTATGGGCCAACATTCACGCTAAGCGCAAGCGTATCGCAGCAGGTTCAGGCGAGAAGATGCGCAAGCCCGGCAGTAAAGGTGCGCCAACAGCTAAAGCTCTTAAAGACTCTGCAAGGAAAAAGCCATGATGGTCGAAAGCTCTCTTCTTATGGTGTCGTTAGCGGCACTGACTTTAATTCTGATACTCAAGAGGTTTGAACAATGATTCCAGTAGAACTACTGACGATGGCGGGTGGTGCAACACTCGGCGGTGTCTTTAAAATGATCGACAAAGCTCAGGAAGCTAAGCAAAAGCAGAATGAGATGATGATGAAGATGATGGAGGCTAAGACGAAAGAAGCCGACGCCGACGAGATGCGAGCAACCAGAAGTGCTGATGCTGCTGCGGCTCGTGTAGGTAACGATCCTTTCGCGAAGATGACGCGTCGAATCTTTGTGTTGTCGATGATTGGTCTCGGTGCTTGGGCGATGATGGGTTCATTGACCGGTCTCGATATCGTCGTTCCTGTAGAGAAGGAAACTGGATTTAATCTCTTAGGCTTGATCGATACAACTGGGACAACTACTGAGTTCGTTCGCTTGGAGAATGCAATCGTGGCATTCGAATGGCTCAAGATCTCGATCTTGGCAGCAGGCTCATTTTACTTAGGCAAGAGTTAATGCGTATAGCAGGTGCGCTAGCAATCCTAATCCTATTAACAGGATGCTCAAGCTTATTATCTGAACCAGAAGCATGTTCACCAGATTCTGTTCCTATGTGTATTGAGATCACCAAGGGTAAGCAGCAGCTGCGTGACGAGCTTCAGGCTCTTGTCATGCGCCATGAGGGTTTCCGTCAGCACCCTTATGCCGACAATGGCGACCAGAGCGTGGGATATGGCAGGAACCTGACCACAAATGGCATCTCGGAAAAAGAAGCCAGACTCCTGCTGAACAATGACCTCGACCGTATCGAGGATACATTGAGCCGACGTTTCGAGGTATTCGACAGACTAGATAATACCCGCAGAGCAGTGCTAATATCCATGGCATACGGACTAGGCGTAGATGGCGTATCCCAATTTGATGCTATGTGGGAGCGGCTGAATCAGCACGATTATCTCGCCACCGCTTCAGAAATAATCGTCAGCAGGTACTGTTCTCAGATTGGAGATCGGTGCATTGAACTAGCAGGCATGATGGGGAGCGGCATATGGCCCTAGTCAAACTCGATTTTTTACCGGGTATCAACAAAGAGAACACTCCGTACTCAACTGAGGGCGGATGGGAAGACTCTGATAAAATCCGTTTTCGTTCCGGAAAGCCTGAAAAGATCGGCGGTTGGGACAAATATCTCGGCACCGCAGCAGTAGGTGTTGCACGCAAACTGCATATCTGGCGTACGCTAAACGGCACAATTTATCTTGCGGTTGGCACCAGTGAGAAGTTCTACGTGGAAACCGGTGGACAGCTTATTGACGTTACACCTGTTAGACAAACTCACGTATCTACTGCCACTGATAACTGTGTGCAGACAGACGGCTCAACCACTACCGTGACCATCAACATCACAAGTCACGGTTGCGAAGACGGCGCATATGTAACTATCTCTGGTGTATCTGGCGCAGTTGGCGGGGTGCCTGCTAGCGAGATTAACGCTGAGCACAAGATAACTTATTTAACCGCTGACTCTTTTTCGGTCACAGTTTCAACCGCATCAACTTCGGCAGTAGCCGCAGGTGGCGGCACGGCTATTGAAGTCGAGTGTCAGATTAATCCCGGTCGTGTTAGTGGCCTGTATCAGTACGGTTTTGGTGCAGGTACTTGGGGTTTAAGTACGTGGGGCACAGCCAGAACTAGTGGTTCGGCAATAAACCTTGAGCCTGCGCTGTGGAGCGTAGCTAACTGGGGTGAAGATTTAATTATTAATCGTCGAGGTGACGCTGTTTGGATATGGGATGCAACAAATCCATTAGCACGAGCTACTCAGATTACTCAAGCGCCTCACGGTGTTAACAGTATAGTTGTTACGCAAGACAGGCACCTAGTTTGCTTCGGGTGTAACGCGCCTGCAACAGCAATAGCCTCAGATCCTTTAGACACAATGAACATTCGTTGGTGTAGCCAAGAGGATTACACTGATTGGACACCAACTGCTACAAATACAGCAGGTGATCAATTATTAACTGGCGGTACTAAGATTGTAGGGGCTTCAACAACAGAAGGTCAGACAGCTATATGGACTGACGATGACATGCATTCGATGCAGTTTATCGGTCCTCCGTACACTTTTGGTTTCCAACAGATCGGTTCATCTACAGGACTGATCGGACCTAACGCTTGGGTCTCATATAACAATGCTTTGTTCTGGATGGGTGAAAACTCGTTCTATACCTATCAAGGCGGCGTACAAGCTATGCCGTGTTCTGTGCATAAATATGTGTTCGACAGCATTACTGATGTACATAAATCTAAAATCTTTGCCGCATTAGATAGAGACAACCATGAAATTACGTGGTACTACCCGGCTGACTCTATTGAAACGACTAACCTAAATGGCGCAATATCTGATTCCGATACAACCATTTCGGTAGATACAACAGCCGGATTTTTGTACGAAGGTACTTTGCTGATAGGCACAGAATACATTAGCTATACAGGTAAAACTGACGCTTCATTTACAGGCTGTACTCGCGGAGCTAGAGGTTCTACTGCTGTTGCACACGACACTGAAGCTACCGTAACTCCAGATGCGGGCGAATGGTCTACTGAGCCGTACCACTATGTTACCTACAGTATTCTTGAAAAGATCTGGTGGGTCGGACGATTAGAGCGCACCGCTTGGGTTGATAAAGGCGCACTTAAATTCCCTATCGCCTGCTCTACAAACGGGTATTTGTATCAACACGAAAGCGGCGTGGATGCAGATGGCGAGCCATTGGTTGCGCGTATTGAATCGTCTGATTTTGATTTAGGTGAAGGCGATAACATGATGTTTATCCATCGTGTTATCCCAGACTTTACTTTGACAGGGATTGTGCATTTAAACTTGAATACGCGATATTATCCGCTTAGCTCTCAGGTTAAAGAAACGATTACGCAAGTTACGACTAGCACTACAAAGCTCGATACCAGAATCCGTGGCAGACAAATGTCTCTTGCTATAAAGAGTGACGATGTAGGCGCCGACTGGAAATATGGCTCGACGAGAATTGATCAACGCCCGGATGGTCGTCGATGAGTAAGATAATCAACATAAGATTACCGAACACTAATGCTCCGCCAGAGTATAACGCTGCTACGTTTAGCCAAACCTTAGAAGCTATTCAGCAGGTAATTCGACAATTAAATTCCACGTACACGCCTCAGGCGACAGAGAATAATCAGTCTGAGCTTGACTGGTTCTCAGGTACTACAGGTCCAGTATCTCGCTCGACGCTAGAAGATCGTGGCACATATGCGTATGGTGCTTTTGTTGACTACACTGATCAGACTCATACAGCGACAGAAACTGCTAAAGCCATCACGTGGAATACCACGGCATACGCTAAGCACATATCAATCGGCTCACCATCTAGTCGTATTGTGTTTGCAAAAGCAGGTAGATACCGCATTGAGTTCACCGCGCAGCTAAGTTCTGAGTCTTCAAACGCTAAAACTTTCTGGTTCTGGCCTAGAATCAACGGTACAGATGTCTCCGGCTCGACCATGCGTATTACAGTGCATGACAACAACGAAGCTAAGACTGTCGCTCGTACCGGTATGTTTCAGGTAAATGCGGGTGATTATTTGGAAGCGATGTGGGCTGTGGACAGCTTAGATACCTCACTGCAAACCTATGCAGCTGAGACATTTTGCCCTGCCGTACCTTCTGTAACCTTAACACTGACGAGCGTGACCAGTGAGCAATAAGTATTTCCGTGACCATCTTGTTCCTAGTGCGGCGACTGAGACCGATCTCTATACCGTGCCTGATGCTAACACTGCTATACTGCGTTCACTAAGAGTGACTAATGCTAATGCTAGTGATACAAATATTACTGTATCTCAGTATGATGACGGCGGTACAGAGGTGTATTTGCTCAAAGAATATCCGTTGTCGCCAGATGGTACGATTGACGTGTTTAACGGCGTGCCATGTATATTAGAAGCAGGTGACAAAATTACTGTAGAATCAAGCCAATCTACGGTACATTTCTACCTATCATACCTAGAGACTGATAGGAATTAAGGCTAAGATATAATGAATATTATTGGGTTGATAGTATGAATGCGGCAATGGGATTAGATTCGATGAAAGAAATGGGCGGAATGGGTCCATTCTCAGAGTCGGATTTTAAAGGTATCGGCAGTGTCACAATGAATGACCTTGCTAAGGCAGGACGTTTCGGTGACAAATTTTTAGCGCACGTAGCCGACGGCGAAATGCTGTTGCCTAAAGAGTTTTTAAATCAGAATCCATATATTAAAGACAAAGTTATGACTGAGATGAAAGGCATGGGTCTTAACCCTGAGTCTTTCATCGTTAACGGCGGCGACCTGACTAATGTCAACCCAGAAACAGGTATGCCAGAGTTCGGTTTCTTTTCCTCTGTTGTTAAAGCCGTAAAGAAAGTTGTTAAGCCGGTAGCAAATATCGTTGTCCCTATTGCGGCAACGGTAGCTTGTGGCGGTAACCCTGCGTGTGGTGCAGCAGCATCAGCCGCTATGACTAAAGCGCAAGGCGGTTCATGGGGCGACGCACTTAAATCAGCAGCGTTTACTTATGCAGGTCAATCGTTTGCTCAAGGCATGGGTTCTAGCCTGACAGCTACTGATGCAGCCGGTAACGTAATGACCGGATGGGACGCAGTTACCACGGGCCTTAACCCATTCAATGCAGCGGGCGAATTAGCAATGCCTTCTGCGCTAGGCGGTACTACTTACGGTGCAACACCGGGTGCTAACCCAATTCAAGGTTTCTTCCAACAAGCCGGTGGCGCTGTTAAAGGTGCATTAACTCCGGGTATGTCAATAGGTCAGGGTTGGACAGGTGGTGTGACTGCACCTCAAGGTATTACTAGCTTAGGATCTAACGCTACTGATGCTTATTACAAATCAATGCAGTCAAACATTGCTGCCGGTATGGACCCAATGAAAGCACAAGCTGCTGCTGAAATGGCAGCACGTCAAGCAGCATCAGTTACTACCTTTGCACCTACTGCTGCTAACGCCACGAGTACTGTATCTGGATTTGGCAAAGGCGTAGTGAATGTTCCTCCGGAAGTCACGCAAATGGGTCCTAATGCTACAGAAGCCTATAGATCAACTATTGCCGCAGGCGGAGATGTTTTTGACGCTCAGGCAGCTGCACAGGCAGCGGGTATAGGGGGCGGTACAAGCAGCGCAGCGTCATCGGGAAGCGGTATATCAGGTCTGCTAGACACAGCATTAGAATTTGCTGATCAGAATCCCAAAACTACAGCAGCTTTGGTCGCAGGTGCAACAGGCTTAGCAGGTTACATGTCTGCTCAAGAACCTATCCCTGAGAACGAGATGGCTAAGTACGATGCAACTGCACGTAAAGAGATCGAAGCGTACAACGCTTGTCTAGCCGGTGGAGGTACTAACTGTTCCGTTCCGACCGACTTGAGACCTGTTAAGACTGACTACAATTTGACAGGCACACCGGGCAATCTGTACAACCAATATCGCGAAGCACGTCAAGCCGGTGTTGCTCCACAGGGTTATGGGGTTGCAGCAGCTAAACCTACGGCTACAAACGTCATTGACCTGTATAAACAGTTCGCTGCTCGTCCGACAATAGCTCCTCAAACTAAATACGGTTTAGGCGCATTGCTCGCAGCAAATGGCGGTCA